AGAATTTTTACTATTGTAGCTGTTCTAATCACTGCAGCCGACATCGGATCGGCTCAAGAACAACCTTCGTACACCTTGCGCTTTACCGCGGAACAGCTGCAAGCAGTGTGGAATGCCTTGCATAAAGCGCCGTTGCCCCGCGAGGCAACGGATGCTGTGGTAGGAGAAATTCAAAAACAAGTCGCTGTGCAAAACGAAGCACGCGCTAAGGCTACGAGGGAATTGGCCGACAAGAAATGAGGTAGACGATGTTTGAAATCAAAAATCACAAACTCCTCAAAGGCGGTAAGCTCGTCGCGCAGGTGCCGACCAAGAATCGTTCCGGTACCATGAGCCCGATCTATATCGTTTGTCACGACACCGCGTCACCGCTATCCGCGCAGGGCGACATCGACTGGCTTGCCGGTAAGGGGGGCAACAACGGGAGCTCCGCGCACTTCGTCGTCGCGCGCGATGGCAAGGTGACTCAGCTCGCCGACTGCAATGTCGTCACCTGGCACGCCGGCGCTTCGAAGTGGAAGGGGCGCTCGAACCTCAACAGCTGCTCGATCGGCATCGAGATCGATAACCCCGGCAGCATGTCCAGAGTCAACGACACCACCATGCGTGGCTGGTTCGGCAACGTCACCGGCGTCGCCGAGGACTTCGCCCACAAGGCCACGCCGCAGCATGGCGACCACTGGTGGATGCACTACACCCCCGAGCAGATCGAGGCGGTGACCGGCATGTGCGTGGCCATGCGGCAGGCGTACGGCATCCAGGAGATCATTACCCACTGGTTGATCTCCCCCGGCCGCAAGGTCGACACCAACCCGCTGTTTCCCCTGGAGCAACTGCGTTCGCGGGTCTACGGCACTCCCGACATGCCCCCCGAAGGGCCGCCGCCGGCGCCCACCGAGTTCAAGGCCGATGCCTCCATCAACACCGAAGGCACCAACTTACGGCGTCAGCCGGCGATGGGCGATAACAAGGTTGGAAATCCGCTGCCGCTCAACCTGCGGGTTGACGTGCAGGCGGTATCTGGGGAATGGTACCTCATCCGAACCCCGGGCAACGCACGGGGCTACGTCTACAAGGATCTCATCGACCTCGATTAGCACGGGAGCTGTCAAATGTTTGGAATGACCACTGACCAAATCATGGGGCTTATCCGGCAGGTACTGCCGGTCATTGGCGGTATCGCAGTCGCGCTTGGTTGGTTCACCCCCGATCAGGTTGCGACCCTCACGCAGAAAGTGCTCGCGATCGCCGGTCCGGGCCTTGTGTTCGCCGGCGTCATCTGGTCGCTGTTTGCCAACAGCAAGGCGGCGATCCTGACGTCCGCTGGAAACATGCCGGAAGTGAAAGCCGTCGTGCTTGAACGCGGCGCTCCCGATACGCCGTCGTTGTCGGGTTCGGCTACTCCGAGCAACGTCCGCGTCGAATGAGCATTGGCACAATACTCAGTCTCGCGTCAGGTTTTCTAAAACTCGCCAATCTCATCTTCAGCTACATCGAACGCAATGCGCTGGAGAAGATTGGCGAGGATCGCGAGAAGCTGCGCCAGTTCGAGACACTGAATGCAGTGTCTGTCGCGGTCAAGGCGGTCGACGAGAAGTACGCCAAGATGACCGACGCCGAGATCAAGACCGACATCCAGCAGCAAGGCGACTTCCGGGACTAGGTAGAATCACGTAATGGCAGGCTTCCCCACAATCTGCATACTGATCTGCCTCGTCACCCAGCCGGCCCCGGTGGCGATCAACAACTACGGCCAGGAATGCAGGATCATCCAGCCCAGCCGCAGCGATACGCCGGGCACCCTTCGTCAGGTTGCTACCGAGAATGCGCGTTGTCGCGCCGCTCGGGGGCTGAAGAAATGACCTGGTGGGAGGCTCTCCACCTGAACCTCGCCAACCTCGTGGCTGGTTTCGCCGGGGGCGTGGTCAACGCTTTCGTCTTCAAGCGCGCCGGTTCCGTTGCCATCATCGGTTCCGTCGTGGTTGGAGCTCTCACTGCCAACTATCTCGCCACTCCCGCCCAACATGCTCTCGCCCTGATCCCCGGCATGGCCGGAACAACCGAACACGTCGCCGCGTTTCTGGTGGGGCTGGGTGGCATGGGTCTTGTACAGGGCATAGCCAAAGGCATCTCGCGCTATCGTCCCACCGCCCCTTCCGGAGAAACCTGATGCTCGGAAACGCCTACTTCGCTTTCGCCATGTTCGCTTCCTTGGGAGCACTGTGGGTGATGCAGAAGACCACCCCAGACGCGGGTTTTGGCGGCTCCATCCCGCTGCTCAAGCTGGCGCATCGGTTCAGCCTCGCAGTCGTCTCGGTCGTGCTGTTCGCCGCCGGCGTGTCTACGCTTTACAGCGATACCGAGCCTCGACCGGTCGATTTCCTGGTGATTTTTGTCCTGACAATGGTGCTCGCGCTTTCAGCAATAAGGCACATGTGTGCCTCGCTGCCGCGCAGTAGCCACACTATGGCCTCGTTTACCCTCCCCAAATAGCGGTCCAGCGCCCGGTGGGGGCGCCCTGAGACCAAGGGGTTGGGATCATGAAGGGCTTCATTCTCGCGGCGTTTGCCGCGGCTCTCTGCTTGTGCACGGCCGATACCGCGTCCGCCCAGCTCGGGCCGGCGCACTTCAAGGCGTGGGATAAGCACGCCGGTACCCGGCAGGCAGTCCCGCGGCGCGCGGTACGCGGCAAGCGGTTGACTTATAAGTCAACCCGGGTCGCCCGAACTCGTTCCGACATCCGGGCAAAGATATCGCCGGCGATCGCCCGCGCGCCGGTTCTGCAAGCCGTGGGAGCCCCGATTGCGGCTATGCGGACGGCCGCTGCTCAGATCCTCCCACACCCGGCAGGCTGTCCGCGGCGCCTGTTCTGCGGCTGTGGCGCGGCGATCGAGGTCTTCGGCACGCCGGTCCGGCATCTATGGCTGGCCGCCAACTGGCTAAAATACCCCGCCGCATCGCCAGGGCCCGGTATGGTGGCGGCGAACCGACGCCACGTGATGGTGATCAAGCAGTATCTCGGGAACGGCAAGGCACTTGTCTACGACGCCAACAGCGGTGGCGGGCTTACCCGGCTCCACGTGAGATCGCTTGCAGGGTATTCCATTCGGAACCCGCGAGCATGATAGCGGTAGCGATCAGCACGGCGATGCTGGCGGCCACGATCGTCGCCAGTAGTTCTTTCGCCGTCACACCAGTCTCCGCCGAATCGGGGATCGCATCGGTCTACACCGTGCGATCCAACGGCGGCACGCGTACGGCGAGTGGGAGGCCGTTCCGTGACGGAGAGCTCACAGCAGCTCACCGCAAATTGCCATTTGGATCGAAGGTACGGGTAACCAACAAGCGCAATGGCCGGGCGGTGATCGTGACGATCACCGATCGAGGCCCCTTTATTCGCGGTCGCGTGGTAGACTTGTCTATGGCCGCAGCTCGCGTCATCGGCCTCGGCTATAGCATAACCCCAGTCATCCTGGAGAGACTGCGATGAAATTCCTGATCGCGTGCGCCATCGTGATCGGCTCCGCTAGCGCAGGGATCGGATCCGGCGAGCTCAGCCGCGCCGTGGTCGTTCGTGCGCTAGCGGAGAAGGGCTTCGTCGCCGGCGGCACCGTGGTGATGGACCGGCAGTACATGCTGCGAAGTGTGTCGGTCACAGCGCACGGTGGCGGCGAATTCAGCGTTCGCTTTCGCGCGCAGTAGGTTTATTTGGCGTGATCCATGTCACGCGGCGGCTTTGACTGCCGTGCCTTCCCAGGCCGCAATACAGACCGGCACCACGGATCGCGCGAGGTCACGCATGGCGTCGGCGTAGACCCTGATCTCGTATTGTGCGTGCGAGTCGCAGCGCAGCGTCAGGAACTTGAGCAGGTTCAGCAGATCGACCGTCGCAAACATATGGCTGTAGGTCGCCACAGGCAGAACGGAGCGCGCAAGCTCGCGCGGCCAGCCCTTATCAAGCAGCTCGCGGTAGGCGTTGAACCCTTGCTGGCAGGCGATGCGCAGCATGTCGCACTCGCGACCGCGCATAGCCACGAAGTCGTCAAGTTGATCGCCCGTCGTGCGGCCCTGCTTATTGTCTTTCGACTGCAAGCCGATTTGCTCGGGGGCCGGAATGTAAAATTCTTCCGGCAGTTCGCGATACCGGGCGCTGAGTTCGTTGTAGCTCCAGGTCCGATGCCGATGCCATTGGCGGAACACGAAGATCGGAGCCTTGATCTCGAACGTGAATGTGACGGCCTCGAACGGCGTGGTGTGGTGGTTGCGCCACAGATAGTTAATCAGGCGCGTATCGCTGCCTTGGTCCTCGCCGGCCCGCCAGGCGCTATCGTAGGACACGCGGGCGGCTCTGATGACGGACAGGTCATCGCCCATGCTGTCAACGAGCCGAACGAATCCGTGATCGAGAACGTCAACCTTTTGCATTACCATCCTCCAGTGTTTGGATTTCGCGGTCGAGATACCAGCGAGCCTTTTTCAGGTCTTGGAGCAGCGCGTCCTTCTTGCCGGCGCGCGAGATGTATTTGACGGTGTTGCCGAGGCAGAACCCCAGGCCCCACGCCTCGATGACCTTGATGGCTTCGTAGGGATTGTCCGCGCCGCCGTAGTGGGCGGGATGGTTGACGGCCTCAGTCATGGTGTTGCCTTTTCGCCACATGGTTAAGCAGAAGTCTGCGTATGCGTCAGAGCTTCTTGGGGTAGCCGATCTCGGCAGACTTCGTGTTGAACACTTCGGCAGCGGCATCCGCGATTGAGAAGCCAAGCGACTGCGCCATCAAGTCGAGATAGACGAACACGTCGCCCAGCTCCTTGCGCAACTGATCACGCAGCTCGTCTGCGCTCACCTTGTTGCCAGGAACCCCATCGCGGACCCGGTTGAGCTTCTTGACCACGTTGGCCGCCTCACCGACCTCGCCAACCATCGCGGTCATCCAATCCGACGTTGACCAGCCGGCCAGCGGGTGATTGAAGCCCTGCGGGCTCTCGCAGCGCGCTCGGTTGGCTTCGCTGAACTCTCCGAATGTCATTGCCATTTCACTTCTCCTCGCTGTGCATGTGCAGTCCGCTTGAACGCGATGGCGTCTTGAGCCAGTCGGCAAAAACGAACCATTGATCGCCTGGCTCGGCGTATTCGCTGTTCTCGCTATCGCCGTGCTTTTCCGGGTCGTATTTCGTCTCGACGATCAGACCGAGCTTGAGGGCTTCGTCCTGCACTTCGGAGCCATCCAGGCTGGTACCGCACCACGCGCTGGTCTCGATGGCCCATTTTGAGAACTCGACCAACGCGCCCCATTGCGGCGCCATCGCATACGTCGGCGCAGTCTTGAGCGGCTGGCTGCAACCACTTTCGGAGCCGCTGGGGGTGGCCCCAGGCGCCGGCTCACCACTCAAGCTCTCTGCCCCGCAGTCGCATGGCCCAACTGGTAGGGCGGGGGCGCTGTGGATGGCGCAGTCCGAGGCGTGCGCCATCGCATTCGTCGGCTGATCCGTGTCTCGCGGGGAGAGGAGGGCGGCGCGCGCAATCTCGTTCATCGCGTAAACGGTCTCGCGCTCGGCCATCATGCCGCCGCCACCAGGCCGCTCGTTGGCTCGCTGCATGATTTGGCTCAATGCTGTCCGCAGCCGATCGACCTCGCTCGGTAACGCCCTGTATGCGCCTGTGGCCACTATGAGCGTGGCGTGCTGCTCGACCACTTCGCAGGCTTGATCGCGCCATTGGTGGTTGCCGTCAGCGCAAGAGCATCGCTCGCCGATGCCGCAGATGGCCCGCATGATGGGCGCGCGGGCCGCCAGCTTCTCTGTGGGTGTCATCGGGTGGCTCCGGTGGCCAGGCGCCAATAGGTGGGCGTGTAGTAGACGTACATGTCGCTGCCTTCCGGGAACCACACGGCACCGCCGGCATACTTGCCGCGGACGACCGTCCCAAAAGGCGCGATCCATTCGATCGGAACGTCCTTCGGCGGCCGCGCGGCCGATGTCAGCGTGTAGTCGGCCGGCGCCATCGTGTTGGTGTCGTTAACCGGCTGTGTCATGGCACCCTCTTGCGTTCGGCAATGCAAATCGTGTCGTTGTGCCCGCCGCCGTGCGCCACCAGGAGAGTTTCAAGCAGCTCGTAACCCCGGCCGATGCCCATGCCGACGGATTGCCACCCGAATGACAGGACGATGCCGCCAGGGGCAACGATCGCATCAAGCGCGTCGCGCACGCGCTTGTAGAGGCGGCCGTTCTGCGTATCCTCGGCAGTGACCTGTAGGCCGGCGGCCTTGTAGTGTTCGGACACCTGGCGCGGCGAATACGGCGGGTCGAACAGCGCGAGGTCGGCCGACACCCCCGCTGTCGCCAACCCCCGTAGGAATGCCTCTGCGTCCTGGTGCGAACTCGCGGCGGTCTTCGGGTTGATGTCGTTCGTATGGGTCGCCCAGTCCCGGTCTCGCGCAAATGGGTCAACGCTGACCTTTGAGCGGGCGAGGTAGTGACGCACAAACCTACCAATGGGCCTGATGCTGAACGTCTCAGCACTAGGCATCGCGAACGCCCTGCTGAAATTTATGTGTTGCTCTTTGGCCACGGACGTTGTCATGGGGTTACCGATGGCTAGAGGTAGCGTTCGATGTAGTCGGCAATCTGCTTGAAGCTCCGCGCCCCGCCCGACGACGGGGCAGTGCCGTCGTTAAGGCCGATCAGGCGGCTTTCCTGCTTCGGTGTTATCTTCATCTCGCGACGCAATTTGACGGGCAGCACGCCAGCATCGGAATCGCCCTTCCAATGGAAGGCATCGTCGGCCCATTTGGCGCCTACGACTCGACAGAGGACGCCAAGGCAGCAATAAGATTTGTCGCTGTGGAGGGCGCCGGAGGTCTGCCTATAGCGCCCGCCTCGAAGCGCCTTGACCCACTTCGTCTTGATCTTCGCGTCCATCTTCCCCTCCTGTTGCATTCTCGCCACGTGGATCATCTCTCATGATCCGAGTGGCTCAATCGTCACGGCCGTACCCGGTGCCGCATGTGCTGCACGTCCAGCCGAGCGGCTTGAGATGCAGGCTCCCATTGCATCGGCAACGTCCAGGGACGCCCATCCCCTGATCGTGTTCACTGGAAAACCAGCCGGACACCTTGGGCTTCTCTGCTTCTTTCCGATCAGTCATCAGTCCCTCCTGTGTTGCAAATCCGCCACGCGGTTAACTCCTAATCTGCGCTACATCTTCTTGCGAACCATGAGCCGCGTAAGATACAGGATGCGCGCGGTGTCGCGTCTCACGGCCTTGGTGTTCTGAAACTGCGGCACTGGCAGTCCCTTCTTCAGTCGCACGCGCTTCTCGATGACCTTCAGCTTCTCGGTCACCGCGGCCATGTCGCCGTCGGCT